TCTAATTGGCCAGCTGTTTGATCTAGTTTTGTTAATAATTGATTAATTGTCGTTATTGCAACAATAATTGGTGCAATAATAGTATTTGGATTTGGAGAACCTGGTTTTAATGGTAATAGTGCTGACAATAATTTCAATTTATCTAATATTGGTAATAAATCATTTAATTTTGTTAAAAATGATTCTAATCCAGCAAATATTGACATTAATGCACTAAATGCAGTTGGTAAACCCGAACCAATTGGAAAAACAATAGCTGATGAACCAATTGTTGCTGCAACTGATCCAATTTGAATTGTTAATAATGTAGTAATACTTACTAATTCCCCGCCTTTATTTTTTAATTGTTTTAATGCAATTTTAACTTCTTTTTTACTTTTTTTTACCCATTTCATTTTTGGATGGGTTTCGGGTATTGCCTTTTCTTCATTTATTTCTGTACTACCAGTATTTGAATGTCCATATACTATTAAATGTGCTTGTTCATCACTAATTTTTTTATCTTCTGGTATATCACCATTTTCCCCATTAATAACAATATGTTTCATTATTGATCTATCATCTTCGAATTCAATATCAGGAATATTAAAAGGAGATGGAGAAAAAGAAAGTTTACCTGATAAATCAACTGAATTATTAGAAACTAAATCTATTTGTTCATTAAGTTCATTAAATGACATAATAATTTTTATTAATATATATTGAAAATTATATGTTCTATTTAATTTCTTTTATGAAATTGTAAAAATTAGAAATGATTTTTTCTTGAATTGGATATTTATGTGGTTCTTCTATTTTAATTTTAGTTGTATCAAATTTATTTATGATATTATTTGTTATTAAATTATTATATAAATAAATATTATTTAATTTTATTCTATCGATTATAATTTTAAATAATTCATCATCTGTATTTTTTAATAAATTATTTAAAATATTTTGAATATCATTAGCATAATCTATATTTAATTTAGCATCATCATAAAAATATACTGTATCAAACCAATCTTGCCTTAATGAAACAAATCTATCATTTTTTATTTTAAATCCAATTAAATGTTCTAATAAAATATAAATTTTTTTTAAACTTGATTTATCATCATGATAATGCATAAATTTATCACCTACAAAATAAATTTTATATAATAATAAACCCAAATTTTCTAATTCTAATCTTAATTTATTAACAACATCTGAATGTATTTTTAAATTAGGTCTTGCTGTTAAAATTCCAATTTTAGAATCTTTTTTTAAATGTGATATATTATCCAACAAGAAATTTATTTTTGATTTATTAATATCTTCTTTTGTTTTTGAATTTTTAAATGATATTCCAAATCTTTGAGTATTTTCTGATTTTTTCTTTTTATATATTTTATCCCACATTTTTTTACTTATAAAAAATTTATTACCATTATAATCTAATGAAATATTATCATTTTTATAAATTCCATTTTTTATTAAAGAAAATTCTAACGATGGTATTTTAATAACAGGTTGATATGGTTTTTCTTTATCAATTATCCAAATTTCAGATTCCATATCCCATAATGTACCATCTAAATCAAAAAAATAAATATCTTTCTTCATATTAATAATTTTCTTTTATCCAATCTATTAAATTTTTAATATTATTTTCATCTCCATTAAATGTTAAAAGAATTTTTATTTGACTTAATCCTTTTATTTTATTAATAGTAAAATTAATATCCATTTCATTAGATTTTTTATTTAATTCATTCTCAAAATCATCTAAAATATCTTTTGATATTGAATATTGAAATCTTTTTTTTGTACTTTCATTTAAAAATTCATTAAATCTTTTCATAATATTTTTATATATTTTTATTATATATTAAAAATTTAAAACAAAAAAATACTCTTAAAATTAAGAGTATTTTTTTTATTTTAAAATTTAGGAGCCTTAAAACTAGGTGGTTTAAAATTCTGAGCACTTTTCAACATATTATTATATTGTGAATTGTTATTTTGTTTCTTTTCAGCATCTTCTTGAGTTTTTCTTTCTTCTTCATTTCTTTTATTTAATAAATTAATAAAATCTTCAAATTCATAATAAGGCCATGTATCAATAGTTGTAGTTTGTTGATTAGCCTGAATCATAAATTCTAATTTATTTTTTCTTAAACCTTCCAAGTGGACTTGAAATAACGAAAATATTTGATGCTCCTTTGGGAAACGACATATCTGTGTGGACCTCCGAGCCACACACTGGACATTTTGTTTCTAATCCTTTAATACCAAATTTCATTTTATCAACAATATAATTTAATGTTTGAAATGTTTCCATATCCATTTCTTTATATTCTTTTTCTTTTGCTTTAATGCCATCATCTGATATCTTATTTCTATCCCATAGTGTAAATGGAATAATTTTTAAAAATGATACATTTGGATTCTTGTTATTATTTTTAATCTTTTCCTTTAAATTTTCATAAAATATTTCTTGTAATCCAATTGTTGGGGGTGATAATTTCCAAATATTATCATTAATATTAATATCGATTGTTTTAGTATTTGGATTATAAAAATCTTTTAATTCTTCATCCATTTCATAATGAACAAATGTTCTTTTTATTGTTTGACTATGAGTTGCTCTAAATTCTATTTTAAATTCATGATTACAATTATCACATGTAACATCTTTTGCTAAATTATTACCTTTTTGGAATGTTAATTCACGAATCATAAATATAAGAGATAATCTATCATTATCTTTTAAATCTTTATAATTACCCACCATTCCATTTGGATGAATAAATCTAACACATCTAGATAAAATTAAATTCATTTTTTCTGTTACATCTAATAAATTACTATCATCTACTACAGAATATTCTTGAACATCAGCTACAGATGCAGCTTTAATGCTTATTTTTGTCCCTTGTTTATAAAAAATACCCGCTGGTAATGAATTAGGATCAATTGAAATAAATTCTCTCCCATATATCATTTCTTCTTTTTGTGTATCTAAATTAACGGGTTTTAAAGGATTTTTACTTACATCATTATAACTTTTACTTGTTTCTTCTTCGATGAATTTTTTGAAAACATCATCATCATTATTATTAACCATAATAAATTTTTTATTTTTATTTATATATTTAATAGGATAGGGTCATTTTTAATTTTTATTTTTTAATATATATTTATAAAATAAAAAATTAAAAATGGATCAAATTAGAAAATTTATATCTAATGAAAAATATAATATAGGTGATATAGTTAATATTATTACTCCAAATTCTAAATTTAAATCTGTTTATATGGGATTAATTGGTGGTGATGATAAAGATATTTTAAATAAATTAAATTATCAATTTGAAAAATCTAATCCATTTGACGGTGTTTTTGTTTTATTTAATGAAAATTTACCGAAATCATTTAAAGAAAAAGAAATTAAAATTTTTTTAATTAATGAATATGAAATTGGTAAAGGAAAACAGATTATTAAAACATATTCAAATAATGGAAAATTTATAACAAAATATAATGTTTTAATAAATAAAATAACTTTAATTAAAAAAGGTGAAGTGTATAATGATTTGTTAAAAATATCTAAAGGTCCATCAATATTAGAAAAAATAAATTCTAATTTTTTTGAACAATTTATTAATAAAAAAAATAGATATATAAAATTTGAAGATTTTAATGTTGATATAGATTTTGAAGAAATAAATAATTAAAAAATAACTTTTTTATCTCTTTTTCTATCATAATTTTTTTTATTTTTATAAATAACTGTTTTTGTAACACTTGATAAATTAAAAGAAATATCAGCATCTCTTTTAGCTTTTCTATTAGCTTTTATTTTTTGTGTATCTGTTAATTTTATAGTCATTTTAATGTCCCTCCTTAATTATAATGCAAAGATAATAAATATTATTCAATTATTCAAAAATTAAATAAAAAAAAACTATAATAATTTCTTATTATAGTTTTTTATTTTTTTTATTAGAAAATCATAATTAATAATAATAATCTTCCCACCAATCAACAACAAATTTAGCATCTAATGGACCAGCTAAATCAGAATTTGATGACCAATCTATATCTTCCCATCCAGAAAATCCTTTTAATATTGCATTATGATAAATTACTCTTCTAATTATAATACCATCTTTATCATGAACATTTACAGTAATCGTTCCTGTTGTTGTTGCTTTATAATTTAATTCACCAGTTTCATTATTCCATGATAAATCATACCAATCTTTTAATTTTCTAAAAACAAATACTTGATGTTTATCATTTTTTAATAAATTAAACTTTATTGATAAATCTTTTATTGATGTACTATCTGGCATCATTACATATTGTCTAGTTGAATATTTAAATCTTTGTTCTGATACTCCAAGATCTGGATATTGTGGTAATGTTGTAGATATAGCATTTTCTAATAATAAGTTTCCAATCCCTTCTGAAACTATTGAATTTGGTAAAATAAAATTAACTTCAAATAAATTTTTATAAACTGGTTCAAATAATTCTTTACTTGAATCTATATTTGTAAAATGTGCTAATGGCATATCTTTAATTTTTTTTTTTATAAAATATATATAAAACTTATTAAGTTTCATTTTCATTTATATTCTTATGTTTTTATATATTAATAAAAAATATTCATTTTTTTTAAAAACTATTCGAAAATAAATTTCATATTACCAGAATCATATATTTTATATATGTTATTTTTTAACATTATTTCATGTTCTGTTAAATTAATATCATAATTTTTTAATAATTTTAATTTACTTTTTCTGTAAGAAAATCTATGTTTTCTGATTTTATTTATAATATAGTAATAATTTGGTTTTGAATAATGTAAAAATTTAAAATTCAATTTATTATATAAATTACCATTAGAATAACTTCTATTTGCATAAGTTATAATATTTTTAGGATTATATTTCTTAATAAAATATTTAAATAATTTATTAGCACCTCCAATTACTGATGTGTTTTTTTTATTAACAAATCTTATTAATTCCCATTCATTATCTATATTTTTATTATTTGTTATTAATCTTTTTTTACCAAATGTCATCAAACTAACTAATTCATTATTATAAAATAAACCTATTTTTATATTTGAACCAGCGAATCCTTGAATATGATTATCATCAAGGAAATTTCTAACTAATTTATTATCATCAATTTCTTTTATTTCACATTTTCTTGCATATATTTTATTTGATGTTTTACCTAATTTATTAATAACCATAGATTTAATGATATCTTTTTTATATATCCAATCATCTTCCCATATATGAATTAATTGTATTTTATTTTTTTCACACAACTTAGTTTTATCTAAATGATAATTTATAGGTTTATTTATTTCTGAATGCCAATATAACCCATTAAATTCAAATGCTAATTTTAAATCAGGAATATAAATATCTAATTCTTTTCCTAAATGTCTATCATTAAATATAATATTATCATTATAATTTTCTTTTATAAAATTTATTAATTCTATTTCTAAACCTGATATAGATTTATCGATTGGGTTACAGATGGTACAGATAATAGTATTAGTTTTTCTTCTAGAATTTAATAATGAATAATCTATATCAAATATATGTTTTTTATCACACATCATTTTATATTTTTTATTAGTATTGTCTATTTCTAATATATTATATTCATTATAATATTCTTTTATTTTATTCGAAATAGTTAATAATTGTTTATTTATAGACTTATTTTTTATTTGTTCATTTTGTAATGCGTGATAAACTCCGTATTTTTCATATATTGTATTTTTTATTTTTTCTCTTATTTTATCACTTTTTAATGGGTTATCAACACCATATCTATTTAGATTTGTAATTTTTATTTTTTGTTTTATTTCATTATTTTTTAATGGATTATCAACATTATAATTATTTTTTAAAGTAATTTTTGATTTCTCAATTATTTTATCATTTTGTAATGGTGAATTGTTTCCATATTTTTCATTATTTGTTTTTATTATTTTATTTTTTATTTTATTATTTTCTGATGGTGTTTTTGTTCCAAATTTTTCTAAATTAGTATTTATTCTTTTATTTTTTACAACATCACTTTTATCCATACATTCTTTTGAACAATATTTAAAATAACCAATTGTACTATTTTTAAATTTTAAATCATTTCCACAATAACATTTTTGAATATCTTTTATATTATTAAACCAATGATAAACTTGTTGTTTAAAATCAATATTATATAAATTATATTTATTTGTAAATTCTTTAATATCAACTAATATTTCAGGAAAATTATTTTCTAAATAATTTTCTCTATACATTTTACCAGATTTATCTAAATTTTTTTTGAATGCTAATCTATTCATAACATATGTTTCATTTATTCCTATATATAAAAAAAAAGGAAGTCAAGTTTTGACTTCCTTAATAAATAATTTTAAATATTATTATTGAGTAATAAATCCTGATGATTCTAAATCACCTTTTTTAAGAATTGTAATTTGATTCACAATAATACCCATTCCTTTTACAATCTCTACATAAGTATCTAAAACACCCATTTGTAAATCAATTATATAATCAGTATTATTTGTTCTATCACATACATTTCTATATGCATATAAAGCATCACTCTCTAATAATTCTTTACAGATTTGATCTGCTCTAAATTTAATTTCTGCTCTTATTTCAGGAGTATTAAATCTCCAATGATAGTTTAATAACATATCATATAATCTATTTTCTAATTCAATAAGAACTTCACGAGAATGTATTAAACTTAATGATGAATATGGATAAGATTGTGCTGAATTATCACTATTAATTATATATCCATAATTTTCTACATATTCAATAGGATTAGCTCCCATTTCATGTAAAGGACGTAAATCATCTGGATTAAATCTAATTTCAGTTTCTCTTACATTTGATAATCTACCTTTAATAACACCGCCTAAAATTGTCCAAGGTCTAATTGAAGCATTTAATGTTGTAAATTTTGTCATAAATGTTCTAGCGATCTCTGCTGCTGGTGGTATAAATTTAGTTGATTCTTCATCTGTTTTAATATAAGGAAACCAATAAGATACACATGATTGTCCATTTCCTTCACCAAATGAATAATAAAAATCAGGATTCTTATCTTGATTAGCACCTTCTTTAATATATTCCATATTAATAGAATAATCATCATTGATAAAACTTGGATTTTGTGATTTCTTAAATTCTTTAGCACTTGGCATATTAATAAATCCTAAACAATTTAATTTATTACCACAAAGGTCTAAATATTGTTGTTTAGAATTTGCAGTTAATCCTAAACCAAATGAATCAATCAAATATCTCCAAGAAATTCTATTTTTATTAGATAATCCTTTCGATAATCTTGTTCCATTTTCAATAACATTTAAAATACTAGTTTGTCTTTCTTCTGTGCCATTTGGAATTGAATCAACATGAACAACAAATGGATCAATTGATATACCTTTATATTCAGTAATATAGTTTTCAATTGAATAATAAGAAGTTGTATAATACTCTGAAGTTATTCCACTTTCGGATGGATTTATTTTTATAGGACCATCAGTATAAAGAATTTTTAATTCAGTATTAGAATTATCATTTTTAACATCAATAACTCTTACGAATTTTTTAGGCATTTCACCTTTCATATATCCTTCACCTGGATTATCATAATATGTTGAATCATAATATGCTTCTAAAAATGTTCCTTTTCTTATTTCAGAATATCTATCTTTATTAACATAAATTGAAGTAGTATTTGTAAGATCGGTAATTGATTCTGATTTTTCTATTTCAATTGTTTGTTTCCAATTTGATTTATCAGAATAAATTATAAATTTACTATTATAATTACTTTCAAATCTATCAATTTCAATTGGTGAAGTACTCATTTTATCATCTGAATAGAATTTAATTTTTAAATTTTCATCAGAATCTATATACATTTTAATCCAATATTGTTGTTGAGTTGAACCAGTCTCATTATTCAAATAAATATAATCTCCATTATTAATATTTCCATTATAATAAGATGTATATAATGATGAATATTTTGCAACAATCCCATCAGTTGCTGATACCGGTGCATTTGTTGTTATAATTTGTTCAACTAAACCATCACCAACTAAAAATTCATCATCAATATAATAAATAATAAATGAACTAGTTAATGTATCAACATAATCAAATGGATTTTCATTATCTAAGAATATTCTTATTCTTGCATTTTCAGTTAATGTTGGATTAAATAAATTTGGAGAAATAATATGATATTTATATCCATTATTTTTATTTATAATTACACCTTTTCCTAAATTTATAGAAGAACTTATTTTATTATAAATTTTTAAACTTCTTAATTTAGTATAATTTGTCCAATCACTTGAAGATCCATTAGTTCCTTCAAATATAATATCTAAATAATTAACATTATTTGTAGTTCCACCATTAAATGACATATAACTTGAATCTAAATAAATATATCCTAAATTATCAACAGTTACTCCTGTATAATTTTGTGACCAAGTTCCACCACTAAATATTGTTTTAGCATAACCTAGAATAATTGTATTTTCATTATTTAGAATATAATTTGGTAAAGTTGCACTTGTTCCAATTGTTTGTGTTCCAGTTACTGTATTTATTTTTGTATTATCATTAGATAAATAAATTACATCATATCTACTATATGTTTCTCCTGTATTATTAATTGTAAATGGTGAAAGATATGCATTTATTTCATTTAAATCATATTGAAAACCATTTAAATTATAATATCCATTATTAGAATTATTATCAAATTCATATGATAATTTATAAATATAAATATCACTAGTTGTTCCAGTAGTAATTGATGTTAATGTTGATCCATCTTTAGTTAGTGATATCGTAATTTCTGTATCTGGAACAGATATTGTTTTTATGTAATATGGTTTATTTTTATCAATTACACTAAAGCTTTTATCAAAATAAATAATATCTCCTACATTTAAATTAGATACATTATCTAATGTTAAATTTGTACCATCAGATGAAATTACTTCTGTAAATGTTGAAGAACTTTTACTATAATTAATACCATGTGTATACCAGTCTGTAAATTCTGCTGTTCTTCCAGATAACCATTCTTCTACCATACCATTAGAATTAAAATAATTACCAAAAACATTACCAATAGAGTCTAAATTTTTTGATGCAAATGTTAATGATTCACTAATTGTTGTATTATATGATAAGAAATTAATAGTTGTTTTTGGTTGTGTACCATATACAGATGAATTATTATCCAATCCAACTAAAGTTTGTCCTAAAAGATCAATTTTACCTTTATAAAAGTCAGAACTTAATAATTCTGATTCGTTATAAGTACAGAATAGTCCAGTATTATCAGTATTATTATTAATAAGATTTTTGATATATAAATCTCTATCATTCATATCTTTAAAATTAGGAATTAAAGATGCATCATAATATGCTAATGTTGTAACTAATCTATGATTTGAAAAATCTTGAACCATTTCTTTAATCAAACCATTTTCATTAAAATATTTACTCCATATATCATCAGTGCTTAATTGTGAGTAATTTGTCCAATTACCATTTATAACTAATATACCAACCATATAATCAGAAATATAATCTTTTGGGTTTATAAATAATGGAACTTTATCTTTTCCACCATACCAACTTTCAGCTGTAACATCAAATCCTGTTGCATTTGATTTAAACATAAATACAGTAATTGTACGATCAGACATATTTGTAATATGTAATAATCTATCATCATCTTCTTGTCCATTATTATTTTGAATTACTATATCATTAAATGCGTCATCATCTCTTTCCCAAAAATCTTGACGATTAAAAAATCTTTCATATGGTGCTGTTTCTAAATCACCATTATCATATTGAGATGCTAATGAAATAGATTTCCATTGTAATTTATCTCTATTAGGATCGGTGTTTAAAAGATTTAAAGCCCACACTGGTCCTTGAGTAAGCATTGTTTTAACGGTTCTATGAAAATAAGAACCTTTGTTTTCTAGATATTTATCTAAAGTTCCAAATGTTTTTTCAAATTCTGAAGAATTATTAACAAGTACTGGTTTATTAAAAGGACCCTTTCTTGAAAAACCAGGTACTAAATTTATCAAAACTTCTTGAATTGGTAGATCTATTATAGATTGGTCTACTTCTTCGATGTAAATTCCTGGAACTTTATATTTTCCTAAATTTCTATCATTAATTGGCATATCTTAAATTATTTTTTTTTAGGTTTTATATTATTTACCATTTTTATATATTAATATTTTTTTTCTAATTTTTTCAAATAATTAAGTGATAAATTAGAAAAAATCAAATGAAACAGTTTAATATATAATTATGATATGAAATGTCCTTTTTGTAAAAAGAATTTAAATAAAAATGATGGTCATCATATTTATAAATGCAAAAAGAATTTAAATTATGATGATATTAAAATAAAAATAACTTATATTAAATATAATTATCCATATATAAGTGATAAGAATAATTTATATAATGAATATTCAATTAATTTAAGAAGTTTTAATGATTTAAGATCAGAATATGGAATAAGTTATAGAAATTTAGATTTTCTATTAAAATATTATGAAATTAAAAAAAGAAATAAAAAAGATTCATCTAAATTAATTTCTATTGAAAAATATAAAAAAACTTGTAAATTAAGATATGGTGTTGATAATATATCAAAATTGAAACATATCAAAGATAAAAAAAATATTATAGAAAAGGTTAAAAAATTAAAAATTGTAATTGAAGAAAATAAAAAAATATATGATTGGATAATAAATGAATCATTATTTGGTAATATTTATAATGTATATTATAATAAAAATGAAAATATAATAAAAAATGAATATTATAAATTAATAAAAAAATATAATAATCATTGGAAAATTATAAATGATGATGAAAAAAATATAATATCTAAAAAAACAGATTCAAAATTAGAAAGTGAAATATCTGGTATATTAGATAGATTAAGTATAAGTTATATTAAAAATTTTTCAATTGGTAAAAATATTTATGATATAAAAATAAGTAATACATATTTATTAATAGAAATAAATTCTGATTTATGGCATGCTAATCCTAAATATTATAAAAATAATGATATTTTAAATTTTCCTTTTAAAAAAGAAAAAGTTATAAATATTTGGAATAAAGATAAATATAAAAAAAATATAGCCAATGATAATGGTTATAATTTAATTTATATATGGGAAGATGATATTAAAGATTTAAATTATCAAGATAAAATGAATTTTGTAGTTAATAAAATATTAGATAATATGGTATAATATTTGTATTTAAATAAAAAAAAAATTAATAAAATGAAAAATTTAATAATTATAATAATAGTATTACTATTTACTTCTTGTTCCACTTATAATTATATTGATGATGATGTATATTATAGAAAAACCAATAAAGATATTGATTACTTTTTTAATTTAAAATTAAGATGGGATTTTTATTGGAATACTTTTTATTGGAGAAATTACGGATATATAAATTATTATGAATATTATAACCCTTATTTTAATCCATATTTTTATAGTCCATATTTTTATAATTATTATAATCCATATTTTTATAATTATTATAATCCATATTTTTATAATCCATATTTTTATAATCCATATTTTTATAGTTATCATAAACCATATATTTATGGACATAGAAAAAATATTAAATATAATTATATAAATTCTAATTCTAATATAACTAAAAGAGGAAATAATATACCAACAAGAACATATGATAAACCAATAAATAATAGATCAACAAAAACATATGATAGACCAATAAATAATAGATCAACAAAAACATATGATAGACCAATAAATAATAGATCAACAAAAACATATGATAGACCAATAAATAATAGATCAACAAAAACATATGATAAACCTATAAATAATAAAACAATTAAACAACCTATAAGGACATATGATAAACCAACAAGAACATATAACACCCCATCACAATCTAGACCAAAAATTTATAGTAGTCCACAAAATCAAATAAGGAATAGAAATATAAATTCCAATACATATTATATAAGACAAAATAATAATAATAATAAAAGAAGATGATAAAATATATTTTGGAGTTGATATATTTAATATATAATATCAACAAAAAATATATTTTATATAATGAGTGAAACTAAAAAATTTATTAATATAAATGAAAACGTATTAATAGAATGGATATATAATAACGGAAACATATCAGAGGATTATTCTATATGGACAGATTTAAAAACACAAAAAAGGAATTTTGTTTCTAAATCTAATAATAATAAAATAGATTATACTTTATTTAATATTGATCCAGTTTTAAAAAAATATTCTAAAGTAGATTTTAATAAATTTAATTTTCTTAAAAATCAAGATTATTTTACATCACCAATTCAATATGATAAAGTAAATATAAATTTTCCATTTAATTATGATTTTGGTGAATATATAGGATTTTTATTTCAAGTATATATATATGATTTTCAAAATAAAAAATTGGTTTATTTTTCTAATTATTTTTATGATAATAATGATATTAATATAGAAAAATTAATGCAATTAAAACAACCATTTAGATATGGTGAAAAAGAATGGGGTAAATATTTGACAATATCTATACCATCTTTAGATAACATATCAAATCAAAGATTAATAAACTCTATATATAATAAACCAATTGAAGATAGTATAAATTATAATATAACATCAAATAAAGTTGGATTAAGTTTAACATCACCTATATTTATTGATTTTTCTTTTATTACAACAAGAGAAACTATATTAGGAACAACATATTATTATTTAGGAGATACTTTTAATACAAGTATATCGAAAACACCCGAATATCAATCATTAGGAGTTACAATAGAAGAATCTAAAGAATGGGATTTCTTTTTAATTTATGGTTTTTATAATAATTCTAATGAAAATTTAGACAATTTTATAAGAGAATTGGAAGAGCGTGGAAGAAGAATAAATATTGAATATATTATTACATTATATGAAGAAAATATACAAAGTGGATTTCCATTGAAATTTAGTGTTACTGAAAATTTTTCACAAAAAATAGAATATCGACCAATTTTTAAATATTCAAATACAACGGCATCAATTGATGTTGAAATGCATGTTATAGATTTAGTTGATAATTCAACTATAATTAGAAATACTTCTTTAGGATTAACTAAAAATTTATTTAAATATGGTAAAAAATTATCTAGACTTCAAATTAATTCTTTAACAAAACCAAAAATTTATAATTATAGATCTGATAATACTATAAATATGAATGCAAATCTTATGTCAGCTACAAATTATGGGATAACAAAAGTTCCTTATCCATTATTAGTTAGTAATTATAAAATATTAGTTAGTAATTCTAGAAATCAATTGGATATATCTGATTATAAACCATTAGGAAATTTAACTATTTTATTAACACCATTTGATAATATTATAAAATTTCAAATAGCTAAACAAATTTCTGCAAAAGGTACAGCTGAACCATATAATATGAGTGAATTATTAAATAATGCAAAATTAACATTGATTTTTAGATCTGATAATCAAATGGTTGAAAAAGGTATATTTTTAGAAAGTGATGAAAATAATTTTGAATATGGAGTTGTTATTTTTAAAATTCCTGAATCTGATATGAAAATTATTAAAAAAATTAAAGATATAGATAATAATTTTTATTTAACAATTGTTGCAAATCAAAATAGAACCTTATTATATTCTGGTAAATATAAAATATATGAAGATGTTAGATTTTTAGATACAAGTCAAAGTGATATGTCATCATCTGTTATGGTAAATACCACAGAATCTTCAGAAACAACAACATCAGAAACAACAATAAAAGCAGATGTTACACCAAATAAAAAATTACCAACATTAAAAGATAAAAATAAATCTAAATCTTCTTCAAATATTAAAAAAACTTATATTGATGAAAAAGTTGATAAAAATGATCCATTTAAAGAAGAAAATTTAATAGATAAAGATCCAATTTATATAAATGAATTAGATAATTATGTTAATGTTATTCTTTATTTAAATCCAGGTTTAACTGATATGGAAAAAAATTCTGTTAAAATTAATTTGGAAAATTTAGGAGTATCAATTTATTATCAATATAAAGATACAATGATATTACAAAGAGTTGATTTAAATAAATTAAAAAGAATTGAAGAAATAACATATGTTCAAAATGTTATAAGATTAAAATTAAATTTAGGTTGGGATGAAATTAAACCACCACCACCAATTCCAGATAATAATACAATTATAAATGTTAATTTAAGTACAGCCGCTAATAATATTCTACCACCAACATTTACATCAACTACAACATTTGATGATATAGGAGTTGGAGGATATCCTTCTTAAAATTTTTTAAATATATTAAATGAATGCTTTTGAATTAGGATTTAATCAAAATGAATATTTTTATTATCAAATTGGTGAAATATTTACAGAATATCCATGGATTAAACCTAATTATAATGTTATTTATAATTTATTATCAAATTCTGAATTTTTAAAAATTTTAAATAATTTTCATTCTTATATAATAGGAAGATTTTTATGGGATTTTAAAACAAATGATTTTGATTTATATTTAATTCCTAAAAATAATATGAATTATAATAAGTTAGAAAATTATATTAATACTTTAAATGATATTTCATTAAATAATTATAGAATTCTTTTAGATATTACAATATCTAATGAAAATCATATATTACCATCGAAAAAAGAACTTATTAATAATATAAATAATAAAATTTATTTAAAAAAAATAAAAATGATTAAAATAGGTTATTATAAAAAAATAATTGGAAATATAGAAACAACTATAGATTTTGATTATTTTAATAAAACAAAAAATGCAATTAAATTAAACAATAGATATTTAATAGAATATATTTCTAGTGGTTTTAATGATAAAATTAAAACTAGAATATTAATGTCAAAAAAAGAAAAATTGATTAATTATTTAAATATTAATGATTTTCTTTTAATGAATGAAAATGAATTTTTAAAAATACAAAATTATTAATGATAGAAACTGCGTTATATAGTTTTTGGTCAAAACCATATAGAATGGATAATTTTAAAAAAGTTGCCGAATTTAATAATAA